TCATATTACAATATGGGAGAATTAGAGAATATATTTAAAAAGCACAAAGATTGGGTTGATATTGTTCAAACCTTTGGCTGCAATAGAGAAACAGCAGAAGACTTAGTACAGGAGATGTACATAAAGATTCAGCTTAAAATAAATGAGGGTTTGGATATATCTTTTGGGGATGATGACATAAACCATATTTATGTTTTTAAAACATTGCGCTCGTTGTTTTTAGACCTTAAAAGAAAGGAAAAAAATATATATTTAGAATCGGAGGATTTGTTGGAAGATGTTGAATCGGATTTTAGTTTAAATAATTTCGATAAGGTTTACGACCAAGTAAAAGAAGAACTAAATAAGATGTACTGGTATGATAAAAAAATATTTGAACTTATAGACAACGGCAAAAGTATAGCCAAACTATCAAGAGAAACAAATATATCTTATTATTCACTTTACAATACTTATAGAAAGGTTATAGAAAAATTAAAACAAAATTTATATTGAAAGAAACATTTAATATTGATTTAAAAAGAGGGGAGCAAATTGAATTGTTTATACTTTCATTGATTCAAAAAAAATACCCTTTAGCTTATAAAGTCGAGGGATATTTTAAAGATTATGATTTATATATACCCGAAACAAATAAAAGCGTTGAGGTTAAGTGCGATGAAAAATCAAAATATACTGGAAATTTAGTTGTTGAAGTTGAATTTAATAATAAGCCGTCTGCGTTGAGTACGACAAAGGCAGATTATTGGGTTTGGTATGACGGTCATTATATTTCTATATTTAAAACAGAATCAATCCATAAATTTATTAAAGATTATAAACCAAAATTGTATAGTTTTATAGGCAAAGGAGATACTAAAGAAAAAAAAGCGTATCTTATTAAAAAAGATTTAATTTATAAATACGCAGAAAAAAAAATAATTAAACCAAATATATTATGAGATTAGGAGATTTGGTGTATTACTTCACAAAGTACACAGGAATACGTTATGTATGGAAGAAAATAAATCCCGATTGCGGTTGTGATGAACGTAGGGAAAAATGGAATGAACTAAAAATAAAAAGAAATGGCTAAATTCAACCAAACCGATTATAATAACTGGAAAGAGTTTAGAGAATCAAGTAAGTCAACAATAGTACAATCCGAAAAGGAATTGATTGCAAACCTTTATTCTCAATACTACAATAAGCCTTACAGAATGCCTTGCACTTGTAATGGTAAGATATGGCAAAAAATGATAAACGATTTAAACCTAATATTTGATAATGGACTTTAAAGACGTAAACAAATTAGAGCAAACAGTTGTAGCGTTTTTAAACTTCGATGATTGGGATTTAGAATGGTGCGGAGGTGGTTACGACCATTACGATGCTAAAGGTAAAACTCCAAAAGGGGAAGATTGTGTTATTGAGATGAAGTTTAGACAAAAATACTATTCAGATAAAATGCTTGAAAAGTATAAATACGACAAACTTATGGAATTGCCCGATAATGTAGTCAAGTTGTATTTTGTAAATGACCCTAAAGGAAATTATTTATATTGGCTTAATACGATTAAACTTCCAAAAACAAAAGACTTGTATTGCCCCGATACTACGTTATGGACTAAAAAGAAATTAATGAAGCCAGTTTACTTGTTGGAAGAAAATCAAGCCACACTTATAAACTTAAACAAATGAAAACAAAAAAATATACCCTGCGCCAAGAGATGAAACAAATGCAGGATGTTTTAATACAATTATTTACAAGGTTAAACGACCAAAGTAAAGTAATTGCAGAACTAAAAAAAGAAGTTGAATCATTAAAACCAATAAAAGATGCCGTTACCGAAGCCGTTAAAGAGCGAAAAACAAAGTGAATTTATTCAAAGATGTATGACCGATGATGTTATGGTAAAAGAATATCCTAACAAAAATCAAAGGTTAGCAATATGCGCTAATATTTACAGGAATGAACGATAGAAAATGAGAATAAATGAAAAAGGAATAACTTGGATAGTTATAGGAATAATATCTTTAACAATTTGGTATAATATCTATAAAATATTTTTTTAATCAACATAATTGTTTATATTTGTAATCCAAAACAGAACAAATGAGAAATTATTCAGAACTACAATACCACGCTGATGTAACAGAATCTTTAGAGATTATTCAAAGGTGGAGAAAAAAAAGCGACAACGAAGAACTTGTAAAGCTATCAAACGCAATACTTGGAATTTCTATATACGTTGCTAACTTACAAAACGAACGCAAAGCCTTTGACAGAATTGTCGATGAATTAAAGTCAGACAAATGGAGGGCAATTAAACGAGCACAAAAAGCAGAAAAATTATGATATTATTAGTAGATGCAGATTCATTGATATTTGCAAGTTGTTACAGAAAAAGAGAAAACAAAGACGACTATCCTTATTATACTGATTTAGACGATGCGATTGCAAAGTTTGATGAACAGTTTATGAAGATAGTTAACGACCTTGAAGAAAAATACAATATTGAAAAGGTTATAACATTTAGCGGTTCAAAGGGAAACTTTAGAAAACTAATAACGCCAAAGTACAAAGCCAACAGAAAAAAACAAGAACTCCCTCCTTTACTTGATGAGATGCACTCATACGTAAAAGAACAATACGAATCTATTTGGGGAATGGGAATTGAAACTGACGACCTTGTGGCTAGGTACTGGTATAACCTTAGTAAAGAACTAGGCAGGGATAACGTAATGATTGTATCAATAGACAAAGACTATAAACAATTCCCTTGCCTTATGTACAATTATCATTATAAGCATCAAACTATACTAGACATTACAGAGGATGAAGCCCTTTATAATTTTTATGAGCAAATGATTGTAGGAGATACCGCTGATAATGTAAACTACTTCAAAGGAAAAGGAAAACGGTTTGCTGAAAATTACTTTGAGGGTTGCACAACAAAATACCAATACACTAAAAAGCTATACCAATTATTTAAACAAGAGTACAAACAAAAGGCACGGCAAAAATATGCTGAGTGCTATCACTTATTAAAACTACGGACAGAATGAAAAAACAATACATATATTCAGAGCAATCGAGTTTGTGGGGAGATTCAGAATGTTTAGGGTTTGGAACAGATGATTTTTATGTAAAAGAAATAAATAGAAATTTAGCAATAGATATAATTACTAAAAACCATTATAGTAAAAGTTATGTTCAAAATTCATATATTCATTTGGGTGTTTTTGTAAATGGTGATTTAAAAGGATGTTTACAGTTTGGATATGCTATGAGGGTTAATAGTTGCTCAACATTAGTTACAGGAACTACAAATAAAGAGTATTTAGAATTGAATAGAATGTGGATAGATGATAATGCGGGGAAATATCCCGAAAGTAGGTCAATAGGTTATTCTATTAAGTATATTAAACGTAAATACCCAAGAATAAAATGGATACAAAGTTTTGCTGATGAGAGATGCGGGGGGTTTGGAATTGTTTACCAAGCGGCTTCTTTTAGTTACTATGGCGAACATATAAGCCCTTTTTGGGAACTTGACGGAAAAACATACCAAAATCAAGCAATGACAAACAAAGGTAATGGATTAAGACCAGTATCAAAAGAAGAAAAATTTTTACAAGAAAACAAGAGCAGAGCAAAAAAACACGAATTAAGACAATTTAGATATATTAAGTTTTTAGACCAAAGAGAAAAAAAGAAATGTACCCTTAAAGAGCAACCTTATCCAAAACATTATAAAGAAAACGTAGAACGAAACAAATAATATAAAAATGAACGAAATAGAAATTGCAAAAAAGATTGAAGAACTTACAGGAATTAACGTGTTTAAAAACACACGCAAAAGAGAATATGTAGAGATGCGCTCCTTGTATTGTTATATATTAAGAAAGAAATACAGAAAGACATTTGAATCAATAAGCGATATAATGCAAAAGAACGGTAAGAAGTCTGACCATTCGACCATTGTACACGCAGTTACTATGTATAAACAATATGAAAAAAACAACAAAGACCTACAAATAATAAACGACCTTTTTTCAGTAAAGGGGATGCCAAAGATAGATGTATCAAACGCAATACATCAAATATCAATTATAGAAGAACTAAGGGGCGAAGTAAAAACATTAAAATACAAACTAAAACAATATAAAGACAACGTAAAGCCACTTCATAAACTAATTGATAGTATTCCTATAGAAAGACAAGAAGAAGCCTATAAGCGCATTGATTTAATGATTAAGGGGTGGACTTGGAAGTACGAAGACAAGTGCGAAGTAATAAGTGGATATAACTCAATAGAAGCATACTGATGAAAATAACCAACGAGGATAATATGGATTTAATGTCAAGGTACGAGGATAACCATTTTGACTTGGCTATTGTTGACCCGCCGTATGGGATTAATGCTGATAAAAAAAGAGGTGATACAGGTAAAAATTCTCACATAAAACAAAAAGATTATCATTTTGGTAATTGGGATAATGAAATACCTAAAAAAGAATACTTTGATGAACTTAAAAGGGTTAGTAAGCATCAAATAATATGGGGAGGAAATTATTTTTTAGATTATTTAAAAGCAACATCTTGTTTTGTTGTTTGGGATAAAAAAAATGGCGATAACCTTTATGCCGATTGCGAATTGGCTTGGTGTAGTTTTAAAACTGCTGTAAGAAAATTTGAATGGCGTTGGCACGGATTTTTGCAACAAAATATGAAAGATAAACAAGAAAGAATACACCCAACGGAAAAACCAATACAATTATACGAATGGTTACTAATGCACTACGCAAAAGAGGGCGATAAGATTTTAGACACCCATTTAGGAAGCGGAAGCATAGCCATTGCGTGTCATAATTTAGGCTTTGACCTTACCGCCTGTGAACTTGATAAAGAATACTACGATGCAGCAATGAAAAGAATAAACGAACACAAACAACAAATAAGACTGTTTTAAATGATAATAAGAGAAAACGAAGAACTAAAAGCAAACATCAAATCCGTTGCAGTATTTGGAGAAGCATTAACAGATGCAGAGATACAAAAATTTACAAGTATAGATAAAAAAATAGAAAAAATGAGTAAAGGTTTAAAGAAAGGATTTTGGGCAGGGTTATTGGCTTTTTTATTGGCAAAGATAAGTCATTTGTTAATTACGTTGGCACTCGGAATGTGGCTTGTTATTACATTTGGATATACTCAAACGGTAAGGCAAACAGCTACAATTATAGACAGTCCAATTATAGGGCTGATATATCTTATATTGGTTACTCGATTCATATATATAAAAATAACAAAAAATGAAAGAGAGAGCAATAAGTAGTAAAATTACGGAATTGAAAAACTGAAATAATATGCAAAGAAAACGCTAAAATCTATACACGTTATAAAAACATATATAGAAAATGGGAGAAAATAATACAAAAGGCGATAACTCATATAAATTGTAATGAAAGATAGAGCGATAAATAAAATAAAAGCAAAAATAACACAAAAGGAGTTAGACTTAAAGCAATCCTTAAAAGACAAAAAAAACAAAATAGGATTCTTAAACGAAGAACAGTACGATTCTTTAATAAGACATAATCATAAAGAAATAAAAATATATCAATACATTTTAAACAAGATACAATGAATATAACAAACGAGGACAATATGGAACTTATGGCGAGGTATGAAGATAACTACTTTGACCTTGCTATTGTTGACCCCCCTTATGGGATTGATGCGGGTAAAATGACAATGGGTAGCGGAAAGCACGAATTTGTTAAGGGTAAGGATTGGGATAGCGAAGTACCCGATGACGAGTATTTTAAAGAATTATTTAGGGTAAGCAAGGAACAGATAATATGGGGCGGTAATTATTTTAAACTGCCCTTGAATAATAATTGGATAATATGGGATAAAAGAAACCCAAACTTAAGTTTTTCAGAAGCCGAGTTAGCTTGGTGTAGTATAAATAAAAACGTTAGAATATTTCAAAGACTATCAACGCTGCCCGATTATGACGGTAAAAAAAAACATCCAACACAGAAGTCTATAAAGCTATACGAATGGTTACTTATGAAATACGCCAAAGAAGGCGATAAGATACTTGACACTCACTTAGGTAGTGGCTCAATAGCAATAGCCTGTCACAATTTAGGATTTGAACTTACAGCTTGTGAGTTAGACAAAGACTACTACGATGCAGCTATGAAGCGAATAGAACAACATAAATCACAAATAAGACTATTTTAATATGAACGCAGTATATTACAAAAAGGTATTAAACTACTTTTTAGGAGAATTGGAACGAAGAAGATTAGAAGACAATCAAAAACTAATCAACCACTATTTAGATGAA